TCATTTGCAGTTGGCGCCCATGGATTTTAAATCCCTGAAGACCATTGCCTGCATCATACCTGCCCAGTTATCTGTCTGCTGCCCCAAACCGTGAATCCACGGATGCGCCGGAACGACGGAACAATCCAGCGCAGCCAGGGAGTCCGTAAAAGCCAGACGCGCTTCACGCCACATCCGGTACCTCCGGCCAGTCAGGGGAAGCTGTATCCACACGGTTAACCATTACGCTGTAGAGTTCCCATGCTTCAAGCCGTTTAATCTCTTCATCTGTGGCAATTTTTAGTTTTACTGCCCGCGCCAGTGGTGCAATGGCTGATTCAGCCTCAGCAAGGCGGCGAACTTTTTCAGCTTCCTCCTTTTTACGCAGCTCTTCCGGCGAATAAACCCGTTGAACGACTTTACCGTCCTGATATAACCACATACCATCACCACGGCAATCATCAGGGCAGTCAGCAGCGTCAATTTCCGCAACAGACATATTAACCGGCCACAACATTGATACAGCATATGTGTTTCCACGTTGCGGGACTGGCTTATTAACAACCCCCCAGATCACCCCCTCAGGGTCGTACATAATTTTTGCAGTATCATCAGAAAATAATGACTGACATTCATACCAGTCCTGTCCGTCTTCCGATTCCAGAAAAAATGCACCTATATTTATTTCGGACTGCGTTTTACCCCTGTTTACGGGCGCGTCAATCAGTCTGAAATTTTTAATATCCTGATATTTTTTCATTATGTCGTTCCCCCTTGTACGGTATACCACTGATTCCCGACCCGTTTTTGCAAAGGCGCATAATTAATACCATCAATATTTTCGCCTTTATTATCTTTCCAGACGGAGGTAACTACATATCCGGGAGTGTTAGGCCATGACCCTGCATTGTTCCAGGTAGTCACTGATGTGCCGGCCCCTAACTGAACATCTAAGACGAGATTATTATTAATCCAGGTACTTAACCAGCCATTTCCCCATAGCGAACCAAAGATATCACCGTTATTCTGATAGATGGCCCCGCCTGCACGCAGTACGTTAGCGGTGATATCGCCATTGACCGTAAACAGGACTGAACCATCAGGGTTTCGCTGGCTGTATAACTGCCATCCCTGATCATCATCCAGTTCAATTACAGTGGGCCTGTTTGCGTCGCCCCATAAGTTAAACGTGGCTGTCATTGTCGAATTATTATTACTCGTTAGTGACAGTTTTTTTTCTTTGCCTGCGCGAATAGCTCCCAGAACCATCATTTCACCGGGAGCGACACGAACGGTGTGCTGGTTGTTCGCGTATGTATCCAGTATCCCGTCACCGTTCTGTTTAAAACCAGTGTCATTATCACCAAGAACGATCGAATTACCGCCCAGCGCATTGTCAGTACCAATGCCTAACGGGCCGTTTAGCTGTCCCCCTGTAATCGGCAATGCACCCACATCACCGGCTGTTGGTTTCATCAGACTACTGTAAATTGTATATGTCTGACCGCTGGTTGAGTTTCCCGGCTGTACTGATGAATATTCAGGCGTACTGTGCAACGTGACATTTGCATTACCGGTGTAGTCATATTGCGCAATTAACCAGTACGCATACTGGCCGATATTAATATAAATATCGTAGGTGTCGCCTGATGTATTAACCCATGCGACCTCGTTAGCCGCAGCAGGCGAGCGTCTCCACAACGTGGCAGTTATTCCAACAGGTGAGCCATTACCGGCACGCAATACCAGTTCGCTGATTGCCGCCTGTTCAGGTGAACCAGCGTTAAACCCCGCCCCACCGTACAGTTTAATCACCGCTGTTGATGTAGCCTGCGGCATTACAACCGTGGCGATTTTGAACCAGCCTGATTCACCAAGTGTAATGGTAGTCGATGTTACCGCGCCGATAGTTCTCGCAAATTGTTTTTTGTCCGGAATATCGCCGCCGTTCTGGTCTTTTTGCATGGCGCCAGTGATGCGGCTGTCGTCACCTGCGGCTACAGTTCCTTGTGTGGTGCCAACGTTGCGGGTCGCGCTGTCGCCGAGCTGGAGGGACTGACGGGCCAGCGCTTTATCGGGAACGTCGGCCAGGTTCTTGTCCTTCTGCAAATACAGTGATCCCAAATAAATCTCCATGGGATTAAGCACAGAAAAATAGGTTTTTGTATTATCCAGAACGCATAAGACAGGAGCATCTTTAATAATATCATTGGCCGATAACTCTGCTTTATTCCCCTTGTATAGTGGGAATATGCCAAGCACACGTCCCCCCATCGTCAGTTGCAGAGTGCTGGCTCCGGTATTGTTTAGCGCCGGAATAACCACAAGTGGAGTGCGCAATGTCCAGTCAACTCCACCATTGACGAAATAAGTTGCGGGTAACTCCAGCGTCAGATTATTTTCTGTACCTCCGGCCACACCAGCGACATAATGCCCACTCTGGAGCTCTTCAATTTGTACAAACTGATTTTCAGATCCTCGCGTCGCAAAATTCGCTATAACGTCATTCAGTGACCATCCCTTCGCTGTTGTACCTTCCTGACCGCGAATAACCGTCAGCATGTCATTATTAACTGCTGTCAGATGGCATACCTCAAAAACTGTTTCTTTTGCGTCTGTCAGTGTAATTTTGGCGTAAGTTTTAAGAGGGTTTGAGCTGTTCGCATAATCGCTGGTAAGCAAATTAGCAAACATCGCTCCCGCACCAGGCATCACCTGAATGGTCGTCTGGCTGGCGGTAATATCAGCCGCCAGTGAGGAGACGACATTATTTCCGAATCCAATAATCATTGCTCAACCACCGTTACCGAATAGGCATAAATAAATGGGAGTTTCACCAGCGACTGGTCAATTGCATCTTTAAGAAAGTGCCCGACACCATCGCCATAGTCAGGAATGGAGACAAAAAAAATGCCCTTATCGGGCATTACACTAATATCAAAAGTGGACTGTACAGGTGGGTCTATTCCGTTAGCTCCATGTATAAAGCGTGCAAGCCGTCGTTTGAACCAGTTGATGCAGAAGTGAGAACCATCGCCTTTATAAAAATTCCATGTCAGTATCCGTTTAAAATAGTCGTCCGGTACATATGACGCTGAGCCGGGAACATAATTTCTCAGTTTTGCATACGCGACATTATTGTACTCAATAGTGTTATACGCTCCACGAGCAATGGCATCCTCGGAGATTTGAAGCAAGGGGCGTGATTCCCCATAAATACCCGCCGCAATCCAGTCCAGCAACTCACCGGTAATCGCCGGGGAGGTCCAGCAAGGTAAATTCAGGTTGTTAAAGTAATCAAGATACCCCTGTGCCAGTTTGTTATAAGCATCAAAAAAGGCAACTATATCCGGATCGTCATTATATTGCGTATAGGGGTAGGCCGGAATAATGCTTTCAAGAAGAGCTGCCATATTGCTTAACCTGAATTTGTGAAGATGAAGTGGAAAAATAGGCGTAAGTATCACCATAAACCAGGCTGGAGTCGGTTGCAGGTGGGACAATTTTTCCGTTTATTCCAACCTGAATATCAATCATTGATACAAGGTTTGAAGATACAAGCCCCTTAACCTGATTAAGAAAAATATCCCGAATCAGGAAAATGTTTATTGGTTCACCCGTTGCAATTCCGTTAATGTAATCAGCAATGCTTTGCTGCACTGCTTTTTCAATCCCGGTTGGATCGATATAGCTGGTTGAGGCTGTATTCCAGGTGATTAAAAGCGTAACGTTTTGTGATGATGGCACTACAAACGGCACGTGATACGTATCCGGATACACAATGATCGGTATCGTTTTTTTATCCACCGCAGCGCCTGATGGATTCACTACATCATTCGTCAGTACGGAGATATCTGGCACGGCTTTATAGATAGCGTAAGCCACTTCATAAGGATCGCCGCCACCAGCAATCGCTACCCATGCCCCCAGCGATGCCTGTCGGTATGAGATCAGATTCTCCTGTACACCATAAACATTTTTCAGTTCAATCCGGTAACAGTCAGGCGTTCCCTGTACACCGTACATACCCGCCTGGAATACCTGGGCACGGTATGAAGAAAAAGTCTGTTCCTGCGCGCCGGGTAATCCAGCGGTAAGGTTGGTGCAGGTCAGGTTGTATGTATTCGGTACTGAGGTTTTTATCTGATTTACAGTTCCCGCAGGTACTGCCCAGGAGCCCCCGGTTGTTGCCAGGCAATAGACAGGCTCCGTTTGTCCACTTTCCGGGATCATCGTGTCACGCTGAACGGTATAGGTGTAGGTTCCATCCCCGACCATAAAACCTTTCGGTATAGCAAACCCGGGCGGGCCACTGAACACCACATAAACCGATGTATTGGTACCCTGCCCTTTCTGAACGCCGTACATATCACCCAGTTGCGCCAGCAGGTGTACATTTGCCGAATACGGGCTGCATGAGTTAATCAGGTCAACCCGCGCCTGATCACATACCACAAGCGCACCGACGCTCGTACTGACCATATCTTCAATCAGCGATCCTGGTAGATTTGTGGTTATCCCCGGGGACAGCGCTGTTGCAGTATCAATAACCAGTTGCCGGAGTTCATCCGTCGTTTTAGGAACAGGGCCGGCAATATCATAACTAATGGGTAAATCACTCATACATACACCTGAGCCACTATTTTAGAGCCTGAGTTAGTAATCGCCGAAATGTTGTAAACAGGGGGATCAACATCCGCCAGCGCAATCTGTAGAGAGGAAAAATATTTGCTGAACTGTTGCTGGAGCCGGTTAACATAAAAAGTCGGCAGTATCTGCTGAATAACTGAGCCGTTAGCCGGTATACCGTGGTTAGCAAAAAACGGGGACTCCTGCGGGGACAGCTTCAGATTCTGCACCAGCGTTGTGAGATACACAGAATCGTTAAACCCGTTTTCGTCAGTCGTGACCGTTACCCACTTCCCGTCTTTATCTCGTCCGTATGTCCTCATTCGGTAATACTCCCGTTGAATTGTGACGTTGGCCCTCCGGTATCCTGTCCGTCATTACCATTGCTGTGCCTGTGGCTGTTAACCCACTGAACCAGCTTTTCCCAGCCCTCCAGCATGATTTTCGGGCTGGTGCTGGCCGCACTGTCAGTCAGTGTTCCACTCTGCCCTGTCAGCGACCAGGTACCAGCGGTGAGCGTCAGAACTGTACTGCCCACCGTCACTTCGAATTTTTCAGGTGTGGCAATCGTGATACTTTCCGGTGTGAGCAGAAACGTAGTGTTGCTTTTCGCATCACGAATGGTTACCCCCTCCGGTCCGTACAGCGTCAGTACCTGACCATCGACGTTCTCCCACTCCGTGTTACTGATGGGTAAAAACACCAGCGCACTGAGATTTGCGGGGGGCGTCAGATCAGCCGTTCCCCCTCCGAGGCCGCTGGCACCGCCCAGGTAGGTATCCGCCGGGATGACTATCCCCTTATCTCCTTTTTGCATCGGGTATCTGATGTACTGGGGGCCGAATAGCGGAATGGTCAACTGAGGTAACGTGTAAGGAATGTCCCGCAGCAAAAAGGTAACAGTGACCATTTCCCCGGACTGACTGACGACCTCTGCGGGTAAAATCTTTCCGGCCATCTGCATAGCGGCGGCTATTTTCTGGTCGGCGAAATTATTCATATTGCCGCCAAAATTGAGTTTTTTATTTATACTCATGTTGCAGCAATCCCCCCTGTTGGATGCGCCTCGATAACAGTTACCCAACTGTTTGCGTCCGGTTGCCTGCTGTTACCCACCAGACGGACCGAAGACACCAGAAAATCCCCCGTAAAAGCCGAGTCATCACGAAACTGTGAGTATGACGATGCCTGGATCATCGGCCTTAATTTCTTCGGCATCCGGATATAATCGCCCACCTGAATATCGCTGCGCATAACGCAGGGAATGGATACCGTACCAAACTGGATCCATGTCGGCTGACCAACAAGATCGGTAAATTCAATTTGCACGGGATTTTTACTTCTGTAAGAGGCGCTTTTTTTGGAATCTTTATCCTGGTGGTTAGCAAAATCGTTATCGAATACGCGGATCTCCCTGCCGTTCACCATCGCTATTTCAACACCAGAATAATTACTGTCCTTAATGATGCTTTTACTCAGCGAGTTAAGTCTGGTCGCAAGCTCCTGGAGACTGCCGCAAAACATATTGCTGTCATAATTATTCACCAGACGATCGCTGATACTGACTGAGAACCGATAGTCACCCAGCGTCTGAAAGCATTGCGTCAGCGCGACAGAAAGCTTAACCCCTTTGTTCCACGGCACCGTTAAATTTACGGGTGCCAGCGGTAGTGGGTTAACGTCAGACACAGGGCCGGCGGTCACAATAAGATCCAGCCGTAACTCGGTCCCTTGCCAGTTCCCCAGCACCTGCCAGATGGTCCCTTCCAGCACCAGTCCACGCTGTTCCGGTTTCGCCAGCGGCAACCCTTTTGACATTCCCACCCACATTTTTATGGTCATGCCAAACATATCCTGTCTGGCCTGTTGCATTTCCTGCGGACTGATGCCCCAGACAGTGATGCAGCTCTGCCCTTTGGGAGTGGATTCACCAAAACGGAGAAGGTCGAATTCAACCATCAGGCACCCCGGGTTAAATACCCCGTTTTTCATGCTACTGTACTGTCTGTACAGCGTACCGGGGTTGCCCTTAGCATCCGGAGCATTAAAAATCTGAATGTCGTAGAAACGCATCAGTTAAATACCTCAATCTGACCGTCAGAAACACGCCATACCATTCTGGTTTTGCTGAATGCCCCCACCAGTAAATTAATATCGTAATTCTTTGGGGAACCAATAACCGGAATTGTCAGTTGCCGACGGCCTGAGTTATCCGTGATATTGAGGTACCAGCGCTGGGCGGCAATATTCCATTTCGTCTGGCAGTTATAAACTTCACCATCGAGAACGGGAGTAAAGACCATGCTTTTCTGTTCGTTACCGGAGAAGGGATAATACGCCATGCTCATAAATTAAATGCCCCGCTCAGTTTTCCGATTAAGCCAATAACCGCACCCGATACACTACTGCCGAGTGAGGTATTACCAATCGCCGAGATGGTACTGGTCCAGGCGCTTTCTGTTGCCTTGTCCCCGTTATCAATCTTGCCCAGATAACTGTTTATCGCCTCTTCAGCCCCGGTTTCAGAAAGCAGTGGTTGCTCAAAATCCCATAACCATTGCCGCTGCGGTAAGGCATCATTCGATCCGGTAACATCACGCACCGTTCTCAGTATGCAGTTGCTGTAAATAATACCTGGCGTTGCCACAATAAACGTTCCGCCAAGACTGGCGTGTGCCTGCAATACGGCCTGTAACGAACTCAGCGTGACCAGCTTTGTCATGGCGCCAGTGTTTTCATTTACCGGCGCATCCATCAGCATTGGAATGCGCAGCGGCTGCGAGAGAAGCGCGTTGGCTGCCACCGCCTGATTTGCAAACGGATAACGACCAATGTCGTAATCAACCATTGTCCCACCGGGCGCCGCTCGCCAGTGGCAGAAATACTTATCCAGATCCGTCAGTTCAATAGCGCCCCCCATCAGACCTGAAACGTAGCTGGCGCTCTGGGTCAGGGCGACTATCGGCAACATGCCGCCGGGTATACTCTGCGCCACACCATCACAGAGAATAACCGGGGAGATTTCAAAACCGAGCTTGTAGAGCTCGCGGGTAAATGACATTAACCGAACCCTCCAAGTTGCGTACTGGATACAACTGCATTACCGCCGGTATTGTTATAAACAACAAGTCCCTGAGCATGACCACGCTTCTGGTTATCCAGAATTTGTTGCAGTATCTGGTCAGTTTTCCCCGAACCCTGTTGTACTGGTTGTACGACAGGGTTACTTGTGCTGGTACCGGGTAATTCAGAACCATACTGGGCAAGATATTGTCCCCGCACGCTGTCGGATGGATTTATATCCTGCAAAGATTTTTTCTGCGATTCCTGAAAATGACCTCCGGCATTATTGATAATCTGTATAACCTTCCCTTCACTTAACCGGGAGCCAGCACCTTCTTTTACTGACATGGCAGTAATTAATTTCGCGAGCGTCCGGGTATCATTTAAATTCAGCTTTTCGAATTCGCTGCGGCCAGTCGCATTCACAACATGCCCGATATATGCTTTCGTATTGTTCTCGTTAGATGGAGCCCATTTACTGATAATATCGTGGATATTGTTGATGCCCTTTGTGCCGTATATTTGCAGTTGTTTTGCAGCAGCGAGAACGCCTTCATCCAGGCTGGGGAACACAGCAAATTTCCCGCTTCTGGTATTGGCGGTTTCATAACCTGCGGCATAACGTAAATTCGCAGGATTATTGAACCTGTCAGCAATGGTTCGCCCCTTAGCATGAACATCAGCCTGTTTCCCGTCGACCGGCTTAACATCTCCTGATGCAAAGAATTTTTTTACCCCTTTCAGCCACGACCACACTCGCGGATCATCATCCCCACCCGGGGTGTAAGTCTCACTGGTAACGGGATCGGTGCGCTTCTCGTCGCTGAGTATCGATGACCGGGATTTAATGTCATCCGCCGTGATGTCGGATTTACCACTTATCCAGTCAATGACTTTGCCAATAACCCGACCAAGCCGCTCCACACCGGATATGAAAGCTTCAACATCTTTCTGGAATTCGGGGGAAGCCAGATAGTTACCAAACCGGCGTATACCATCTGAAAGGCCATCAATCCATTTTCCCAGTTCCGGCGATTTAAGGACCGTTTCAATCGCACCGGAAAAGGCATCCGAAAGTTTTCCCAGCTCCGGCGCCAGCGGTGCCAGTCCCCGGATAAACGTATTCCCGATACTGACCTTACTGCGGTCGAGCTGAATGTTGAAATCCTGCCACTGGCGAAGCTGCTGGTCCGTCAACTGAAGGCGGCGGGTGTCCTGCTGTGCCTGTTTCGCCATCGCATCGATTTCTTCATCGCTCATTTTTTTGAAGCGGTTCAGATCGTCAAGGGTGAAATAGTTCGTCAGCCCGTAGGCTTCAGCCCCCTGCTGCGTGCTGCCGTTACGCACAAAAATATCACGCGCCGCTTTTATCATTTCAGGTAAAAGCTCAGCAGGATCCCTGTCCGGGTTATCGACTCCCATTGCCCGGAACTGCCAGCGTTTACTCAAATCAAGCTGCGCATCACGTATGGCGCCCAGAGTTCCGACAGGATTACCCAGCGCTTTCTGAAAATCGACAGCAGTCGAATTAAGTCCACCTGCCGTCGTCCCCAGCCCCATCGCAGTAAACCGTTGTGCGGAGGCATTGCCGGCCAGGTGGTTAAGCCCCCACAGACCGCCCGCACCAGCCAGCCCGGAAAAAAGCCCCAGAACGGTTCCCCATGAAAGCAGGCTGGTTGTGGCATCTTTAATATGACCTGCCAGCGATTTCGCATCCTTGCTAGCTTTATTCAGGAAATTGCGCGCACCGCCGGACTTCTTGTTAAACTCCGTCTGGGTTTTTGTGGCCTTCTCCAGATTACCGTTGAGTCGATCGAGGCCGTCATTAACAGATGCTAACGCCGCAACGCCATCAGCGAACGCTTTTGTAATCCCCTCCGTACCCTCCCGGACACGTTCGGTCTCCTTTGCGGCCTCGCCGAGTCCGTGAACCGCTCCCCGCCATTGTTCAGGTAATTCGCCGAGTGCTTTCTGGTATTCATTGAATTTTTCCAGGAACGACTGAAATTTCTCGTCCTGAACATCAATTTCGACAATGGATTTAGCCGCCATTGAAATACCCCTTGCGTCTTATTTCCTCCAGAATGAACCGCTGCCGGAAATGGAGCGGGCTTTTATATTCGCCGCAGCCCAGTTCACGGCAGAGGTGACTGAAGCCTTCGCATGAGGCCCATGTCAGGAGGGTATGTGTGAGGGTTCCGGCAGGGCTTCCGGGGTCGGGGTATCGGTAACCGTTTTCGACGTCGGTAAAGAATCGCGATACGCCATAGCGCTCAATGACACAAGTTGCCCACTGTACATATCGAGCGCTTTCCCCACCGTCGGTGCGATCAGGTTCGCTTTCTGAATGGCAGAGCTCACCATAAAAAAAACGACCTCGCCCTCAACTTCCCGGTACTCATCATCGGTGATAATTTCCTGCCTGAATGCAGCCTCCAGCGAAGACGTTTTCCAGGTTCCGTTATCGTTCCAGATGACCGTTGTCAAACGCTGTATCTCATCGACAATATTCGGCGTTCCTGGCTGAAGATCTCCTGCCTCCTGCCGCGCTTTGATGATTTTTCGCAGCATCATCGCCGCCACGCGGGGCGCACCTACCGAACCCACCAGGGAGAAAAAATTATTGAACAGATTCCCCAGCAGTACGCAATTTTCCTCAACGACTTCATACGGAAACGGCACAATGTGCAGATACACCAGTGATCCGTCATCGCGGGTGATGGTGCTGACAAAATTCAGTTTTCGGTCAATTTTCACGGCCATTAGCCCCACATTTTATCGTTGGTGATCAGATAACCGGAAATCGTCACGACATATCCGGCATCCATACCGTTGATGGTCAGTTCATTAAAATTCACCAGATATGCATTCAGGACCGTGTAGTTTCCGAAGGTGCTGGCATCCGGCGTGATAACGACCTCTCCCAGCGACGTATCAGAAGCGAAACGGTTCTGATAGCTCGCCGCCAGCCCCTGCGTTCGCAGTAAATGCATCGTGATCGTTACCTGCTGATAAGGTACCTGGCTCCCCACGGTTCCGGTCAGTGTGGGGATAATGTCCGTTGCAGCCGAATCCGGCCGCATACTGATCGCATCCTTACCCAGAAATGACGCGGTGACATTCAGCGCCGGAATATCCGTGACAGTCACCGCACCCCTGACACGGTTAAGAAAGCCCTGTGGTACTAATGGATTTGGCATTTATTACGCCCCCACAAAATTGGTCACGTTGAGATTAAAAGTGATGGACTCAAAACCACGACGCGGGGTGACAACCGCACTCAGGCCGTTATATTTTCCATCGGCGTAATCGGACTGATTCAGGCTGGTATAGTCAGCGAACGGTACTGCGTTGATGACCGCGTTCCCGGCATAAGAGCCTTTTTCATATTCCGCGTTGAACGATTCCTGCGTGAGCTGCGTATCAATTACCTGACCGAGAATTAGCCCGTAACTGATACCGGAACGGAGAGTTTTCAAAGCGCGCCGTTGCAGGCGACCAATTCCCTGCTGATCGTAATAAAGCGGGTTAACAGTAGTGTTAGAACCGTTAATCACTTCATTCGCCAGATCCAGCTCCAGGTTGATTGCACACCATGCCACCGAGTACCAGTAGTTAAATGGCATACCGTCAAGCATGTGACCGGCCACCAGCATTTTATTGCTCAGGCCACCTTCTGCCGCCGTGCCGATATAGTTGATATGGTTATCCTGCAGGGTTTTCAGCAACGTACCATTACCTGCCGGCGGATACTCCGTTACGCCATACATAAAGCGGTATGCCATCGGCGGGACCATGTTTGATGACCCCGGATCGTTTGCCAGTGAGGACTGGAACGGTGCCGCCATCGAGAACTCAGTTGCGCCAATTGACGGCGCCTCAACCCCGGCAAAGACATTCGGATATTTGCCGGATACCCATTCCTGGTACGTCGCAATCGTGGTGGTGACGAAAAATTTCACCAGCGCGCCGGGCGAAGTGTAATTGTTCGCCAGCGTTTTAAAGGTCGGTTCGGCGTCCCATTCCCTCGGCACAAGGTAAGAGAAAAATTTCTGGTATGTGTTTCCCAGAGAAGTATCTTCATCAATGAACGTACCAAGGGCCGCAACCGCAGATTTTACATTCATCTCACCCAGCTCAAGGACATAAACCGCCCGGCTGGTCCCCTGTGCCCAGTACGTGGTGTTCATCTGCTGGAGTTCTCCGGCGGCAACAGACGTTACGGTACCTGTAGCCGTTGCTGTACCGGGATCACTGTTCAGGGGATAAGTAAACGTTTTTTCGCCTGTCACCGACGCTGTATATGCCCCGTTATAAGCAGCAGGCACAGCACCAGAAATCACAACAGGGATCGTTTCATCAATGGACCAGCCATGATTTTCTGAAAGAGTCACCGTGACGGTATTCCCGGCCCACGCAAGCGAAGAAATAGCTTTTGCTGGCGCAACGATATTTTTTAGATCGTCTTTGGACGTCAGCAACTGATAACTCCCCGCCGCCAGCGTGGTTCCCCCCGTTGATACCAGAGCGCCTGACTTTAACAACTGGGAGGGTTTCGGCGGACTGGTCACCGACACATTGATATTTACTATTGCCATTTGGATTATTTCTCCACATAAATGGACGGAATTGCAGACGTGATCAGCCTGCGGGCGACGTTCCTCATCCGCTGCTGGTAGTAATTAACTTTGAATTTGACCTTTTTCCGCATGGCGATAATGTTGAGCTCGTTCTGCGTGACGCGCTCATCCTGTATCACAGGAATATTCATTACGCCCATTTCGGCTTTATCGCTGAGCGTGTAGTCCTGCACATAGCGCAGAAAATCCTCAACGGCAGCATTACGCAGCCCTGTCACGGTGAGTGTCACGTCCTCAGAAACCAGTTGATACTGGTTCTGCTTCTCGTCGAGACAGAAGGCTCCGGCCACAGGGCTCGGTTCTCCGCATTTCACTGTAGCGTAGGGCGGCGCAAGGTTTTGCACGGAAAGCATTGCCGGGTACATCGGCATGAAATGACTCAGAGAGAGCCAGATCGGTAATGAGTTGGAAACCACCACATCCGCAAGATCGATATCGTCGGCAGAATTAATAATCTGCGACATCATATGCGGATAAATGGCATGTCCGGTATAATGGTAAATGTTCGCTGGTTCGTTCAGCCCGGAACGGCGCGAGAAAGCAAACTGAATGCCGTAAAACTCCCCGATATAAAGCACCTCAGAACCAATATCATTAAACGGATCAATATCGGCCTGCGCGGTGAAGGTCACCACATTTTTATCGTAGAGCTGTTCTTCATCCTGGATAGATTCAGTAGTCAGGTGCAGATAGCCTTTTACCTCCTTTGTATCCGGTTCAGTATCAGGATCATCCGCAAGAACTGACGCCTTCACCCAGAAAACAAAGCCATCAAGGGGAAGCACTTTCCGGACATATTTAGTAAACGTAACAGATGCCGAACGGCTGATATCATCCAGCCCCTGCACCAACGACGCATTGAGTTCCGTTTTAGCCTGAGAGAGTTCACTGAGGGAAGGCATTCAGCACCCCACTTACCCAGGCGCGCATTGACGCCTGAAACATACCGGTATCGATAAAAGAGGGTCGCGGTTCCCCTTTCCTGTTTTTAAAACGCTTGCTAATCCCCTCCAGTGCGCGGGCAGTAGGCACACCTTCTGTGCCGTTCATCTCCTCGTTATCAAGGAAAGCGACAAAAAGGTGATGCACCTGTGACATGGATTCCGCGAAGGGATCCGCAGGAAGCGGCGCGCCTGCGAGCATATTTTCGAGACCGGCGGCAAGGTCATTACTCATCATCTGTGCAATTTCCTCGCCGTGGCGGTCAAAGAACGTCTGCATGATCTGGTATTTCCCTTCAAGAATTTCGGCCACATCGCCAGTAGTCGTATTCTCGTTTTCATAGGGAATATCTATCACGCCCAGGTGCAGTTTCACGTCAGCCCCCACAAATCGCCGTACTGCTGCGCAATTGCCAGATACCACCGACCATACGGGTCTTTAAGTTGTTGCAGATCTGCAAGAGAGAGGTTTTTCAGTGCATCACTGACAACCCGCGTCTGACTGGTTGATTCGTCGGAAGAGGCGCTGATAACGCCAGCAGTAAAATTGTTGATACCCAGTTTTTCGCGTACCGGACCGAAAGCGACTTCAGGACCGAAGTTAAGCAGAAAGGAGGCCGCGAGGTTATAAACAGCCTGCGAATACAGAACCGGGCTGATACAGGCGATCTGCCGGTTCACCCAGTCCAGGGACATTGACCAGGAGAGACTAACGGCCGGATCGTCATCGGCTAACGCGTCGGCATTAACTCCCATCGTATTACGGATAAACAGGATAAATCCGGCCAGTTCAGGCATGACACACCCCGCTTATTTTTTCTTTTTAGTTCCCGTGTTAACCGCCAGTGTTTCATCAACAAACGCTGTTTCGTCACGGTCATCGGTGGCGTTCAGTCGCTGCTCTGCACTGACTTCCAGCTCACCGAGATAGCCGTTTTCCTGCTCAGTGAGTGCGTTATTTGTTGCCAGTACGGAAGCCTGACGGCGATCGTGCGCTGCACGGTTCAGGTGACCATCGTTATCCCGCATGGCCTTTTCGATAACCTTCGACGACACCGGCTTATCAATGCTGTAACACAACCCGATATAAATACGGTTCTGGTCGATTTTTGTCGCATCAATCAGACCATAATCGGCGTGCTGCTGAATAATAAGGTCGATTTCGGCGCGGGTACCGTCAATGACAACGGCCTGAGAGCCTGCATTAATCGGGTGATAAACAAGACGTCCCGTCTCCGGCTTGCGCCAGGCGAAATCGTGGCGTTGTTTGGTGGTGTTGGCGATGTACAGTTTCATGTTTACTCCTGGGTAAAAAATCCCCGCGCACCCTCCGGCACGCAGGGAAATCAGCGAGGGAAAATTAATCGCTGTACTTCATCGAAATGATAGTCAGCGCTTCAGGGCGAAGTACCCAGCCAGAGGTGGAACGCAGTTCGGAAAGCACATCGATCGCCCCGCCTGCAATCGGGGTGGGAATTTCACGCGGTGCCGCCATGTCGCACAGCATCAGTGATGTGGCTTCCAGTGACGGACTCAGTCTGGCGAATTCGTTGGTGTTGATTTTCGCGTTAACCTCAGGGCGCTCGACCTCCGGCATGGCGATGACGATCGCATCCGTTCCGTTTGCCCCGGCACCAATCAGCGTATCGTCATAACCCCATTCAATTTCACAATCAGCATCATCCCCCACACCATTAACGGTGCCTTTCACCGTGGAAGTACCACCGCCCGGACGCTGGTAACTGGTCAACTGAACGATCTGCTGCATTTCCATGGTACCCAGCGTGCGCTGAGGTCCGAGGATAACCATGCGTGACGCCCGGCCCATTTGCATAGTTCGGGTGCGGATCGCCTGAATCTGCGCCAGCAGGAATACCGCCATTTCGCCATGATCGTAAGTAAGTACGGTAGTGTTCCCGCGGCTGTCTGCCGGCAGGCTGATAGTGGTCGCACCGTTGGTGTTCAGTACCCCCTCACCACCCGCCGGGTTCATTCCATAGAGCAGCGCGTTACGCATTTGCTGAAAAATCGCCTGCCTGGTACCGAGTCGCTGGGCTTCCGGAAGCGCAATCCCCCAGTTCCCCGCTGCGGCCATATCGTGATGATCGTAAATGGCGCGGGCACGGAACATATATGTCGGCGTGCTGACCATTCGCGCCTCCAGTGCCACAGAGGGTAACTGGTTGGCGTTACCTGACTGGCTTGAGGTGACCTGAGTGCGAATATCCAGGCGTTTCATATAAACGTACTGGTCGCCGTCTGCCAGGCGAACCAGCGGGTTACCGCTTGCCATGACAGAAAACGCACCGGATGCCTGCTGATACGACAGGATCATTTCCGGCATGATGTACGACGGATTTACAATTTGATAAGCGGGTGTAATAGCTGGCATCTCTTAGCCTCTCCTGATTACAGCAGAATTACCGCAGCGTTTCCGCTGTCGTTCCAGGTAGCAAAACCCGTTGCCGAATCGTAAGAAACGGTTTTGCTGTTACCCATCTGCATTTCGATGATTTTTACCGGAAGGGCAACGTCTTGCACTTTTGCCGCGCCTACCGTTCCCTGAGTGGTTGCATTGCCCGCAGGCACTGAAACCGGGGTAAAGGTGAATGTGGTTGCCGTAGGAACACTGAGCACCTGAACAATGCCGTTATATGCAGCAGGAGCCGCGCCCGTAATATCCACATAAACGCCCACTTTCAGGCCGTGCGCGCTGGCAGTCGTCGCGGTCGCAAATCCCGCTAAATTTGCGGTAGGCGCAGTCCAGGTAATAGCGGTTGTAGCCACATCTGCCGCCGCAGTGCTGAACACATCCAGACAATCCTCCGCAAAATTCCACACCAGCGGCTGATTAACAGAAATCCCCGCGCTGGCCAGAGAGATCACGGCATCAGAGGCTTTGACCGGAACACGCATTCCTGAGCCCAGGCGATAAAACGACACGCTCATATTGCTGAGGAGAAGCGGTACCGGGGATTGCGGCGTGGTCAGGCCGTTGTGTGCCTGGTTGAACACGGAAAAGCCCACCAGTTGTGAAAGGCTGGCTGCGCGTTTGATAATGCTGCCACGTGGTGCAGAAGAGGCGCCCGGTACAAGTTCGTTAACCGGCAGTCCGCCCCACAAAGGTTTTATTTCATCACTGGCAAGGGTACCGGATGCCAGCGCATAACGTGCCGCCGGATCGTCCAGCGCCACGCCCTGGATAAGACCATCAGATTTCGCGTAGAACGTGCCACGCGCGTTAGTGGTCTGCATTGGATTAACTGACAATGCACTCGCCATGTTTATTGTTCTCCGGTTGATTACTGTTTGATGCCAGCGACTTTGCGGCTGACGGCCTGGAACGGTGCCCATGTTGCGGACGGATCGCCGATAAAGGTACTGATACGGCGTCCGGTGGCGTCGGTGCGGATGACTTCACGTAACCCGGCACCGGGCTCCAGACTGGATGCCGCTGATGCCTGCGCATCGGCATAGATTTTTTTCTCCGCAATACTCAGGAGCTGGCTGTCTGCGATGGCATGCAGATCCACTTCTTTATAGTCTGAAGAATATTTTTGCAGGCGAGTCATGATGCGACGGCGGTATGGCATAGCGCGTTCTCCCGCCATCGGCTGCGGCGCGCGCTCACCAAATGAAGCAAACACGCTGTCGGCCTTACACTGGGTATCAGCGATTTCATTGCGCTCTTCATCACTGAGTTCCTGCGGCACACGACTTTTCATTTCTTCCATGTCTGCGCGGATTTTTTCCAGTTCGGCATCCGCTTTGGCTTTTTCTTCTGCCTCCGCGTCCGCTTTGGCCTTTGCTTCGGCGTCAGCCTTCGCCTTTTCTTCCTCTTCCTTGAGTCGGGCGGCATCTTCATCAGCTTTCGCCTTTTCTGCTGCTTCAGCATCTGCTTTTGCTTTTTCCTCGGCGTCGGCCTTTGCGCGGGCTTCGCGAGCGTCCAGCGCCTGGTTAATGAGTGCTAATAATTTTTCTTCATCCATTTTCTGGACCTCGTTCAAAAGTGTGTCGGATTTAACTCCCGTCGGTTCCCCCAGCTTGTCCCAGACGCCCTGCTCACAAATAGCCAGGTGGTCCAGTAAAACAGGGTTCCCCTCCAGCAGCAGCGGCTCGCCGTCGACGTTGATCAGAACGTCATCGCCGCCCGTCACCGTGGGGGATGTACTCAGTTGCCGCGTTGAAAGAATCGTGGCGGCGTCAGTGTCGTAGATGCGGGCCATTCCCCACACCTCATCACCCTGGATCCAGGCAAATGCAATCGTACCGATAGTCCTCGCGGCGTACTCCTCGCTGTTCAGCGTGTTTTTCTCCGGGTGCAGCCAGATCACCGGCAGGCCAGAGCACCGGGCGAGGAAATCATCAGTGAGGTAATTCTCGGGAGAACGGTAAGCGTATTGCCTGAACTTAGAACGCCAGGTAACACCCGTTCCGGTGATACGCAGCGCCCACAGGTACATATTTCTGAAAAACTGCGGGGATGTGAGTTGCCCGTCGGCAATAAGCCCGGCAACGTCCTTTTCATTGAGTGGTTCGGCATCAAGCATTGCCACCATGCCGGGATGCAACGGCTCCGGCAGTTCATCCGGAGAAAACCAGCCACAGGCCTGATTTTCATCGTTCAGTACCGCGTCGAATTTCTCAGCATCATCTGCGAGGTAGGTAATATAGCCATCAATCAGGGTATGAGGCGTCAGCGGTGCGGAATAATCAAACCCGCATTCTTCCAGCACTTCACGCTTTGCCGCGGCTTCAGGCGTCTCCCCCTCTTCGAGTTTTCCGCCCGGTACCGCCCACGAACCATCATCCCCACGCTTAACCAGAAATATTTTCCCGCCAGACTTAAACAGGATCCCGGCAGCGTAGGTGTTCACTTATCCTCCGTTTCTGAAGCCTTCAAAATTTGCTGTTCGGCGACCGACTGACATATTCCCCTCAGTAAATTTTCGCCATTTCTCGGTTTTCATTTCATCCGGCAGACTGCGCACGTTGTAGATATATGTCAGGTAACAACGACAAAATACCTCTTCGCCCGGTTGAGTGATTTCATCGAGATAGCCAGCCGGCCCCGCCTTCATAAATCCTTTCTTCAACGCCCAGTTACCGCGTATCGCATAGGTTTTCAGGTCGCGGTCTTTGTGTGGTTCCCGATAGTCATAATGGGGCTGGCGCCAGTGGCTGTGCCACACCGCCGCAATCGCCCCGCCATCGGTCGCAATGATGTTATCGATATTGGCAATCAGCTTATGTGTCTGGTCCACCATCACGCGGCGCCGTTCAAAATCAATCTGCCGCGCTGATTTGGCGATATGCTGGCTTGTGGCAACCACGCCAGAACGCGATGAAGCGGATAAACCGGGACTTATCGATGTAATGGGAGGAATGCTGGTTGCCCAGCCACTGAAACGCTGAATTGTCCGGTCAACAGCCTGTGTACGGTTCAGCTTTATCAGGTCGGCAGAAGCCATAATCCGCCTGTCCAGCTCTGCCCGCAGTTTTGGTTCAAGATAATTCAGTGTGAAACGGCTGACGCCAGGATGACGCTTAAGCGCCCTCTCCCGGCCAACTTCCAGATCGTAAGCAGCAGTCAGACGCCGGGACACATATCTGTAAAAATCATCGCCGCCGATTTTATCCTCAGTGGCATTACGCAGGCGCTCAGTCCACATAATCAGACTTTCTTCACTGCTGTAACCATGTTCCAGAAAGAATTTAATCGCGTCACGCAGCTCTTTCAGAAAGGAGTTCATCAAAATTCCCCTCACCAGGCGGTGTTACATCCGGCGGATTTTGTTCAAGCTGCTCGTAATCCAGTTCCAGACGATCCGCAAACAGGTTTTCGTTCATATTGGCGTTCTCACAGGCCCATTTAATGAGTGTCGCCCTGTTTTGCGGGTCTTTGGTGAGTTGTGGCAACAGCACAGTCAACATCTCAGTAATCGCCTTAAAGCGTGTTTCATCGACTTTAACTTTTTCGCTTTCAGGCTCTTTCAGCGATGACGGCCAGACGTAATCAAAGTTGTTCACCCAGGAACTGAAAGCCGCCTCCCAACTGATGCTTTTGTATTCCGGCAAATCGTTTTTCAGCGCCTCGAGAAACTCAGGCGACCACGCCCGGTACTGAACGATGCGAACAAAAAAATCATACAGCGGCTGTAAATCTTTGCGCACATCGTCGATATACTGGGCGACCGCTTTTGCGTCCTCTGTTCCTTCACCAAATCCGCGCGTAAATGTCTCGCTGTTCAGCAGAATCGCGGGCATGTCTGCCGCCGTCGCGATATTCGCCAGAATGTGATTACGGGCGGTATCAAGCGGTTTTTCCAGATTCTGCATGTCGAGAGATTCAATTTTGTCGTGTTCCCCCACCTGCAATACATCACCATTGCCACCGCGTTTCAGCATCCAGCGCTTAATGCCGGACATTTTCTGCATCATGTTATTGACGATAGAGCTGGCCTGTTTGATGAACGCCACCAGCAACCCGGCTTTAATCGTCACCATGTCGTCAGCGCGCATGGACTGAATAAATGATTTCAGCGGATACAGCGCGCGCTGATAAACGCTGCGCCCGGCAAAGCCGAATGATGATGGCGTGTAGGCCAGATAAATCGGATCCTCGTTCATCATCACACAGCACCGGCTATGGTGATATGGCTTACTGGCGACTGTTACATTCCCGACCTTTTGAAAGTCAGCGGAATTTGGATCCTGATTCATCACAATTGAGCCAGCAGTATTCATCGGGTCCAGCACGTTAAAAGTGATGGACTTTTTATACAGCGACTCAAACTCAGCAGCTTCGTTCGTTGGCTCTCCGTCGACAAGCATCACCACAGCGCCAACACCGTAAATTCGGGACTGGCGCGCTGTATTGGCAATGATGCGATCGGCTTTAATCGCTTTCCACTCGCGCTCGAAAGCTTCACGCAGGCGCCTTTCAGGTCCACGAGTAACATGTACAGTTCGCGGTTCCGACATCGCCAGTTTTATCGGGCGGTCGACCATCTTTCCGCCCAGCGGATGAAACAAATAAATCAGCTTGCAGAGCTCATAACCCGCCTGCGCGCCGGGTTCAATGCTCCCGCCCTCCAGAATCTTGCTGAGGACGCCAGCATTGCTGCCCATGCAAATATCGTCGTCGTCCTGCATCAGAACCCCTCTCCGTTACCAAGACCAAGCGCGACACCGTAGTTAAAGCAGTCAAACAGATCGTCGTCCTGGTTTTCTTCACCAATGATGAACTGGAGTACCTGCGTCAGAAGATGGTTTTTCTTCGACTGTTTGTACTCAACGATTTTGTCAAAGGCGTATTTAGAAATGCGTACCTTCCCGGACGCCACATAACCAGAAATGTTGATGGCGCGGGATTCTTTGGGAAGTGACGTTAACTCACTGTCGACAGGGTGGACGTTCCAGCCCTCGTTAGCGCCCTGCTGTAACAGGGTGATGCCGGTTGCCTTATCCTCAATAAACAGGCCTGTGGTCCCCATACGGGCGCGGCAGATTTCGCTAAGGTGTTTAGCTTTACCTTCCCACTGCGGCACAACGTCTTTCAGGAAATACCCGTCAATCTGGATAATGTCCCAGTCCAGAATGATAAGGTGTGGCGACGGCAGGTTATCCAGCGCAAACCAGATACACGCGGATCCGTCGTTCTGGAGTTTTCCCTTTTGCGCACAGTCAACGACACCATAAACCGTATCGCAGGAAAACGGATAATCAACAGGCGCGCCGTTCTCCAGCAACCAGTCGAGCTTGAAGAAGTTCTGCCCGCGCCAGTCCACGAATTCAGCGTTGTATTCCTGCTGAACCACCAGCGGAGGGCGACCGTCGATAATTCGGGCCAGCGCCGCCGGATTAATTGTCGGGTTAGCCGCAGTCGGCGCATGATGTTCCTCCCAGCCCATCGATTTATCATTACAGGCCTGATAGAAAAAATTCTCGTCATCAACGCCTTTCGGCGTACCGGCCATCACCGCATCGCCGTCAAAGTCGAGCAGCGTCGGCTCAATGGCCTGTTCCCAGATATCCCTCATGCCCTTTTTGACGAGACTGCCCTCATCAATAATGACTTTGTGATATTTTCGGGAGCGCCCGGCATCGGGATTATCCAGCGTCCAGAACTCAACCAGACCGCCGCCAATCAGTTCAATAATCGAATCGGTCTTACTGGAACTAATCGTGATCGGCTTTAACAGGTCACGGATGGTCTTAAACGACGGCAGCAGGATTTTATAGGACGGCGCAAACCAGCCTACGCGCATCTGCCGCGCCGCCCAGTTACCGCCCGCCTGTTCAAGCATGGTGGTTTTACCGAAGCGGCGACCGGCGCGGATAACTTTTCGCTTAGCCGGAGAACGATAAATTTTCTTTTGCCCTGCATGGAACGGCAGGAACTCTATAACATGTTCAGTCGCCATCAGGGGAATTCACCAGTTTAATGACCACTGTCGGCTCGTCGTCTTTGCCCTTGCCTTTACGCTTAAGATCAACTTCCTGTTCCAGACGTTCGGCTTCGGCGGTGCGTTTTCGGATTTCCAGATCCAGCAGCCGTTGCGCCAGTTCGGATTCAGCCAGCCCCAGGCGCCGCATAATCGCTTCAAACATTTTTTCGCGACTGATGGTCGATATCTCGATACCGCCCTTCACCAGTTTCGTACCGGAATAAGCAAGGCGGGCTATCGGGGACAGTTTGGTGGTATCAGCGAAATGAGGTCGTCCTACACCATCACCATTACATCGGGGACAATCAGGGTTAGGCTCGCGGTTGTGGTTGTAGCCGTATCCACCAGCATCGTCCGGTTCTTTCGCGCCCTCTTTTCCTGCGACTTTTTCCTTTTGCTCTGTGAACTCGACCACATCACGCCACTGATAGTGATAGCCAAATCCCCAGCAGTAACGACAACACCCCCGGCGATATTGAGAAATTTCGTTAGCGTCGAATGTGGCGAGTTGCCACATCTTTTCGAGTACTTCATCTGCACTCGCCAAAGTGCGCACAAGTGAATCTCTTTGCTGCTGCGCAATTGCCTGCGCAACGTGAGGTACTGTGAGGAGCTGTCTTCCGTAACTTGCATCACTGTAACCAGCGCGTTCGGCTGCGGCTGTTGCGTTCTGGTCTATGAGGTATTCAGCGACAAAGCGTTTTTGTTGGGGAGTGAGTTCACTATTAAGAAGTTTTTCTGCGCTTTTTTTTGCCTGCGCAGTGCGCATTTTTTTCTGCGCATTTTTTTGCGCACTTTGCGCAGTCGGTTTCTTGATGTAACGGCGGGCAGTAGCGTAATTCAGTCCCTGCGCTTCACACCAGTCTTTTGGGGATATACCGGATTTAGCATGCTCGGCGAGGAACTGGTGTTGCAGTGCTCCCCAGTCCGGTTTTGCCATATCTGATCACCTGCCTGTTTGTCATTATCGCAGACACTCAGGGAATGCCTGCTGTAATGTCAGTCTTTCAGGAATTTTTCAGTGTTATAAACTCGCTCACCGACGAGTAGCTCAGCGCCTGTGCTTGTCACGACGACCTGGCTATGTGGGTTAGCGTTTTCATTAAGCCACTTAATTAGCGGTTCTGCAGCATCAGCAAACGCGTCAACTGGCTGTTCGTATATCGGAGTACAGTTAATTTCATCAACCCGATACGTCCGAACAGATTTTGTCTCTATGGAGTCAGGAGATGGAGCCAGAGAAATAAAATCGCCACCCTGAAGTTTATTCGGTTTAATTGGCTCTTTAGAGTAGCCGGTGAAGAATGGCCTTTTGGGTTCATTCATCATATTTGAAATTACCGATTTATCTTTGGATTGTTCGAATAGCTCAATCTTCCAGTATTTGACCAACTTAATTTCCATCACTGTTCCCCGTTACTTTGTCGTAGGTGCGCTCGCAGGTACTTCCGGCGATATAACGCTCATCAGCCTCTTTTGCGAACTTTCCCGCCAGATCGTCAGCTTCGCCAAGCAACTTGGCGAGCAGTATTGCGGTCTCGGCTTTTGCCTGGCTTGCTGCGGCAAGAGCGGAAAGACTGCCGGTTTCACTTCCTGCGAGCTGCCGTTGTACTGCTGCGAGCTGCTGTTGCAGCCCACCGCGAGCACGCTCAGCAGCATCAGCATCGGCCTGTATTTTTGCCAGTTCTTCATCAGCTCTTTTCCGTTCTTCATCTGCGGCGTGCTGGCGACGCTGCTCTTTCGCTCTTTCGGTTACTTCACGCTGCAATGCGGTGGTCGCATCAGTAAGGTCTCGTTGCGCCCACTGGAATTTCCAGGATGTATCCGCCTTCTGATAACCTCGTGAATAACACCAATACGCACCAGCACATAACAAAAAAGCTACCAGCAGTATTTCTGCTAATGGCTTCCAGATTTTTTTAAGCAATACAGGTAACAGATTCATACCAGCACCGATTTTGCTTTTTCAAAGCGCTCTCTCCGATCTCCGATGCCGTTCTGCCCTCCGTTGATTATCTGTGTAACGCGTACCATGTCGCCGGAATATTTCAGACACCCTTTAGTCGCGAAGAACCACGCTGCACTACGGGCAGCATACGTATCCTGTGCCAGTAGATCCGGATGGGCAACGAGCTCAGTTTTGATCCCGTTACCGCAATCACGGTAGTTGTTCAGACCTGTGATCTGGATAAGTCCACGCCCGCGGTAGTTCCAGCCGTCGCCAGGCCCGTTGTTACCCATTCGCTTGCTGTATACCAGATTAGCTATTGCACGCTGTCGCTCGAGCGGAAGCGCCTTCTCACAGGCTTTTCGCCCAAGAGTACTGGCCTGATCTAGAGTGATTCTCCCGGCGCGGATGAATCCGGTCAGCCCGGCGATACTGTAGTTGAAGCTCTCCACCAGCCTTGTAAAACCAGCGCTTTCATGTCCCGCCTGAGCAATGAACATGGCCTGATCCAGTGGAGCAGTAATACCGAATTCACTCATTGCCGCCGTAATATGTGGATACCAGCGCGCGGCCAGTTCGGCGCTGATACCAGCCGCCTGCTGAAATTGAGACTCGTTCATGATTAAACCTTGTTATTATCCCCACCGATACGACCACTGATAAACTTCATTGCAAAGCCGCGGATCGCATCCACGCCGATAAGGCCGACGCCGCCACCAATCGCAACAGACAGGGACTTGGGCCAGCCGAAATATTCCAGCGCAGATGAGAAGGTCAACGTCAGGACACCACATAGCAGAATTTCGAGTGTTTTTTTCTTCCAGTCACCGTTACCGCCAAAATAGGCAATGCGCAGACCGGCCATAAATAACGACATCAGAACAGCGCCCAGCGGCGTATCTCCTCGCCACCAGCTCTGGAACAGCTCCAGCCAGCCCTGCCAGGAATGGGGATCGTTGTGCATTTTCATAAGCCTCACCTCCGATAGCTCGGATGGCGCAGTGTGAAGTAAGAAGGCCGCCAGGTGGATTAACGACAAAACTCAGAGGGATTATTCCAGACAGCACAAACAGAAAAGCCCCGGCAATCACCGAGGCTTAAATTGTTGCCGGTTACCGCTCCGGCGCGATCAGCAAAAGCTATCGCGGTATCAGATTGTGGTCCTGCCTGTGTGAGCTTTGCGGTCGGCTGGAACATGTAGACTCCGCATCACTCCCCGCACTTTGTCTTATTGGCGTCGGGAATCCATAAAAGAAAACCCCGCCGAGGCGAGGTTCTTAATTCTTGTAACGTCACAGGCATAATAACCCATCGTTGGAATCAGGTTAGCCATTTTCCGTTAAGTTTGCAATAGCAAAATTATTTTGGTCATCGAGTCACGTTTCCCAGAACCTTTTCTGCATACGATTCCTCAATATGGCAATGCTCCACCAGCCGATCGAAAAACAGTTTATAGTTGTACCGCCATACCATTTCCGTTACTCCTAGTGCTTTAAAAATCTCGGTATCTTTGAGACGTGGGTAGCCTCTTCCCTTGCATCTTGGGCATTTTTTATAAACCGGCACGCCCTGCAACTCAGATTTTTTCTTATCGAGAATTTCTCCGCGTCCCCGGCAACGACATTCATTTTTCACATGGCCTTTGCCATCACACGCCTTACACACTACGCGCACCTGCTCACGAACTGATTTCCACACCTCCCAGTCGGACGGAGAAATACCTTTCGTATCTTTTACCCATTTTGGTGGCTTACCATCCGGGTAGGTAACCTTGTTCGTGAAAACCTCAGCATCAATTAATTTAGCACCATGACAGTTACTGCACGTCACCAAGCTGGCCGCGCTGAGGGAATAATCGCGAAATACATAACGCGCCATAGTGTCGAGAAATTTTGAACGCTTACCCTCTTCCATTTTCCGTAATGCCCCATGCCGTTCTGCACGCTGCTCTGCTAATAGCCTGATATAGGCGATGATATTTTCAGAAGATAAAACCCCAGCTTTTGCAAGATACAATTCAATACCCACTGCGGCTTTTGCAGTAAGTAGCCCGAGGGATGCCATTACGTCAGTAATAGTCAGCGTATCAGACGTTATTCCGCATGGTACTGCGCCGGGCATCATGGATTTAGGTGAAAAATATTTCGGTAAGGACTCAAGATTCATTTCGATGCTCCCGTTTTGCTTCAATGCGGACGTAATTACGAAGAATGCGGTATGCCACAGGAAAAGATCCCCGGTATCGATAAATTCGGAGACGCAACCAGCGCATGCGGAGTATCTCGATCAGTTCTGGTTTCATGCGGCCTCCAGCTTTTTTAGCGCACGCAGATCCGCCAGAGCCGCGAGCCTGATTTCCTTCAGCTCCTCGACCGTCCAGCGGTGCGGGGTGTTATTGTTCTCGAGTGCCAGCACCGCCGCCTCCCCGTAACGCTCAACCAGCGCGGCACGATATGCTTCGATGTTCCCTGATTTGTAGACGTTGCAGACATCACACTGAAGATGGATGTTGAAGCGAGTGAAGCGCAGATGCCCGGCGGTGGCCGTACTCCTGTAATGGCCTGCATGCCATGCGAATGCCGTCTTCGTTCCACAGGAGATGCAACCGAGTCCTTCTGCCAGTTCGGTTTCGCGGCAAATGTCATTTACGGCGCGCTGCGTCAAGTCAATCCAGTGTTTCAGCGGCTTAACCGCGGCTTTCCGCTGGCGCCAGGCGGCGCGTTCTTTTTTCTCAGCGGCGCGCTGAAGGGATTGCGCCTTACGTTGCGCGGCTTCGCGAGCTTTTCTGGTCTGTTCTTTGCCGACGGCGCTGGCGCACTGGTACGAGCAAACGATCTGCCCCTCGCGTATCGGGTGAAACCACTGGCGGCATTCTTTGTTTGCGCACTTACGGCGCGGTAATTTAGCCATGTTCACCCCCAGACCTTTTGGCGTAAGGATTTTGGCGTCCGCACCCGGTGTGCATATTCAGGTAATTTCGCGCTGACAGTCCAGGTAATGAAGTCAGGGTTCAGGCTCTTTTCTGTCCTTACGCCCCGCTTCTGATAATCCGATATCAGCGTGTCGGCCTGCTCGGTTGTGCAGTCGTGATGATGGAACCAGGAGTATTTCATCGCCATCACCCCGCAAAACTCATGAGTTGCGCAGCGGCGTTTTCGGCCTCTTCCTGTGTGCGGAACGTTCGGGATAATATCCAGCGCCAGAGCACATCAAGCGCGGATTTATACAACTGCTGAAATTCGACCTCATCCATGCTGGAAAAAGCGATGCTGCGGGGATGTTTGCGAAGGGTGCCGTCCGGTAGCTGGATGGCGTCATAGTGACCAGCCTCAACCGTCACCCATGCGCGGTAGGCATCGAATGATTTACACAGGCTAATCCCGTTTGTTACCCGGCGGTTTGCAATCTGTTCCAGATACTGTTCAGCCGCATCCAGTAATGCGCTTTCATTCCCGCCATATGCAGCGAGAAACTTTGCATAACCGTTTACCAGTTTGCGCTCATTGGCAGAAATGGCGCCGCCGGTGGGTTCCCAGTATTCAAACCCAAGATTAAGCAACGCGAAAAAGCGGCGATGGAATGCAGGATTCCTCACCTGACGGAACTCAGCCACCAGCACGGCGCCGAGTTTGATTTTTGATTGCAGAATATCACTGGTCTCCGGCGTTGCGGGGATCAGAATTCCAGATGACTGCTTGATGAGTTGTAATTCGTGCGCCATGGTGTTCTCCGTGGCGCAGCAGGTGCAGGTTGTTCAGGCCTACATTTGAAGTGTATCAAAGCAACGGGTAATTCGATAGCCTGCCTTTTCTAGCATTTGCGTAAATAATGTTGGAGTTCCAACTATGTCATCAGGGTGAAGGGGAACAAAAGATATCTCGTCACCACGACGATACATCAGAGCGCGTCCGCTATCCGGAATACTACCGAACCTTGCCACTACACAATGATCGTAACAACGTATAACCGCATACCCTGATTCTGGTAAGTCTTCTAACATGTAACCCCCCGTCACACTGACTTTATTTCTGGAAACGTCTGCGACTCCACGATGCTTAATATGCATAAAACCAGTCGTCAGCGCTTTCCCACGTTTCCTGCAGAATGCTCTGTATACGTTTTTTATCGCCATCAGCAGCACCGACGATACTCAGACCATCCTGACTGCCTCGACGGATGGTTAAGTTGCAGTTTTCATACTGATTCTGGAGACGGGTAATTAATTCTTTTTCAAGCGCAGGAACGGCACCTTCCGGAAGCTGTTTTGTCCGGCTGATAACAAGTTCAATTCTCATAATTCCCTCTACATTTAACTACTGTATATAAACACAGTATACCTGTTAGAAAGAATATTCAAGAGGTGAATAGCACTTTTTGCAAAAGCTAGCATGTTGTTTCATATCAGATTTTAGGCGAAAAACCCGCCGCAGCGGGTTATGACGCAACACTTCATGCCGGAGTTTTCCGATCCGTCTTGTTGTGAACCTCCCAGAGACTAATGCCGCAACTGAACACAAACTCAGCCAGATAATTTAAACCGGACCATTCCCGGATGCCGCCGCGCGCCGCTTCCACAAATACAGCGATATCCTGATCACGCCACACTCCAAACAGGCGCCAGCCGCCACTGTCAGTCTTAACGGCTGCTATACGCGTCAGAACACCAGTCTGGTACAGGTCAGTGAACGCAGGTTTCTTCCTAGTTATTATTCGCATATCTACAAACCTAAGAAATGTTGATTACAAATCACTGATTCGTATTTTTTGATTTTTCACTAATGCCGATCACAGGACCGGCATGTAGATACGGGACATTAGCTCTGATCTGGTTCTGGTGCTGCTGGCAGTGGCATCCAGTGGCTTACACCGATAATTTCCATACCCTCCCAATAGTCAAAGAACCCATCATCGTCGTATGTAGCAACGAACATCCCCTGACCCAGACATTTTCCGGTAAAAATTGCGATGGGTTTAGATTCATCATTATCCGGCATTCTCTCACTACAGCTTATCCAACCATCCTGAGTTACTGGAGAGCTTCCGGCGAACCCGGGCATATCTGGACCTTTTCTGATAGCTTTAGCCAGCTCCAGCGGGTCATCGTAAAGCCAGTCGCCTGTAAGCGGGTGGTTTGCTTCTGCAAGCTGCGCAGCCCATTCAAGGCCGTCTTTTTGACCTTGCAGATAATACAGCGCCAACTCATCATGATTACTTACAGGTTCAGCACCCTGAAGCATGGCGGCGCGGCAGGCGTTATAGCCTTGCGCAAAGCTCTTTTGATAAAGATTCATGTCATCAGATGTCGCCATTTCATCAGGCACTACCGGCGCAGGCTGCTCTTTGCCAACCAGACGCGTTATTTCTGATTCCAGGAGTGAACCTAAAACTGTACTCGTACAATGCTCGGCCCATTCGTTGTTTTCCAGCAAGCTGATGATATTGAGCATATCCTTGTAAACGCCTGTTTCCTGTACTGGCGGTGCGGCGTAAAGCGGAATATACACGGCAACATCATCAGCAGCGTTTGACTGCTGCTCTAACGTCACGCATGTGCCGGAAAATTTATTCAGATATCGCACAGGCTCAGCGTCAATCACGGCCAGCGCACGCTTCAGCACAATCAGAATTTTGGCGTCGTCGTCGCTCAGGCCAAACGGAATATCGTCGCGAGTGTTTTCAAATTCAGCGATGGTCTGCTGTAGCCATTCTCTGGTAATAGTGGTCATGGGTTAGTCCTTCACAAAAATAATCCAGTGGGTTTTATCGTTCTTGCCGGTGCGCTGGCCAATAATTGGTTTCACGTCAGTAAGCGCCAGAATCTGGCTAACCGGAATCTGCGTTTCGTTCCATTTAAATATGAGTACGCCGTGTGGCCGCAGTACCCGAAACGCCTCTTTGAACCCGGCACGGAGGTCAGAACGCCATGTTTTTTTGTTGAGTCTCCCGTACTTCTTGCCCATCCAGGCCGTTTGGCCGATACGTTCTAGGTGAGGCGGATCAAACACCACGACCGGAAACGAGGCATCAGCGAACGGTAGCGCACGAAAATCAGCAATGAGGTCAGGACTGATAACCAGACGGCGACCGTCACACAATGTGTGCTCTTCTGCCCGAATATCTGCGAACACTGCGCGGGTATCGAGTTTGTTGAACCAGAACATACGGGAGCCGCAACACACGTCCAAAATTGTTTGCTGTGACATCACGACTCCTTAACCTTGATGCCAGCGGCAACTGGCGCAGATACCACCTCAACCGGACAACCAGCGGAACATTTCAATGCGTTGCCACCCACAAACCATAATGTAACGTCGTGGTCGTCAAAGTCGGTTTCCTCGACCTCAAACACCTGTCCTTTGACTTTCACAAAGTCACCTGCGCCGATATAAATCGCAGTAACCATACCTGGCTGATTCCTGCCACCTACATCAGAATCGACGCTATCTTGCTGCTGCTTTACGCCAATGCCAGCGCGGGTGCTATATGCAGACATGCACTGCATGAATCCGGACTGGTCATCTGTCTGCCCATAGCTGAACCCGGCTTTCAGGCCGTCACGGAATGCGCTATCCTGCAACCTGTCGGCAGTTTCAAGCTTCGCCTCCAGTTCTGCTATGCGCTGCTGGGCTTCATGGTACGCATCAAGCAGTACGTCGAAACAATTGCCGTCGTTCAGTATTTGGGCCAGTTCAGGTTTCCACGCTACGCAGTCATCATCCGGGTCTTGCATGTTGTAGACGTAAGTATCAAAGGCACCCATAAAGCGCCCGAATCCACCTTTGTTGTCTACCAGCACTTGCCAGGAGCGGAGAAGGAACAGTTTTTGGTTACGATCTAAATCCGTCCGGGATAGCTCATCGGCGATAATGCTGATCTCACTACCGTGCCAGCGAGCATCATTACGTTGCGCCGCATGAAACAGCTTCCAGAAATACTCAGTTTCTTCCTGGTTCGGGCGGCATTGCTTCAATGTATGGACTGTCATGCTGCACCTCCAAAAATCCATTGGTTACCTGCGTGCGACTGGAATTTGCAGGACGTGTCAGGCATAACCAACTCATGAACCACTTCGCCTGTTTCAACAAAGTAGTAGTTGCTGTCTGTAACGTTGTTGATGAAGAATGCCTCACGCTCGCGCCATGACATCTCACCGAGAATACGCTGCACCTTTTTGGTGATTGGTCGGTAATCAGGTTCTATGCCAGCCAGTTTTGCCGCCGCGTAGTTGTGGTGGCCATCCATCAGGATGGTGTATTGCTGCCCACGCAGAACTATCGGGTAAACAGATACGATAAAACGCTTAAATCTTGCCGCTCTGTCGTTTACCTTTGCCTTGTCGAGGTAGCGCTGACTGCTGATAAGCGGACCTTTGATGTTGCTCATTGGCCCTTTATCGGTGATTACTTTTTCAATATCTAATGCAGTTATCATGATCTGACTCCCTTTAGTCCGAATTTGGCCCGAATTTCTGCAATCTTCGCGAGGTTTTGCGCGCGGTTTAGTGGTCTGCCACCAAGAACAGGAAGCTGCTTAACTGGCTCCGGGATCACCTCTCCACGGTTTATCCTGGTAACCATGTGGTTGAGTTCTTCGACTGCCTTGCGGCGCAACTCGGTATCACTAAGAGCGTTAGCTCGCATGTTTGAGTACAGTGTGGTGACAAGCCAGTAATGGGCTTTGGATTCCCATGGATATGATTCTGCATCCGGGTATAAACCACGCGTGCGGCAATACTGGTAAACCATATCGACCAGTTCATTGGCATCAGGAAGCCCGGCAGCAGTTGCCAATTCAGCCTTACACCATGCGACGAACTGGCCTGGAGACGGAAGAAACGGACGTTCCTGACGGCGGGCGACACGCATTCCGGCCGCAACTTGCTCCATGGTGGTGATGTCGTTCTCACGGAAAGCCAGAACCCACTGACGCCGGATTTCGTTCATCTCAGCCTGGCTGCGATTAGCTGTGGTAGCAGGGAACGCTGCCATAAGCTGACTAAACACGTTGTTGATGACCTTAGCAACCTGCTCAACTTGCGGCTTATCGTCATGCTGTTCCGGCATGTTGTTGGCAATACGGCGCATCTGCTCACGGTCAAAATTAACCATCTGCGCAGCAATGTTTTTCATAGCTCCACTCCGTATATCCAGTCAGTGTTATTTAGGTCAAGTTTTGGCTTAGAGGCAGTTGTGCCAGTCTGTTGCTTGTTGCGGTTGATATCGAGTTGAGTCCACTTTTCGCGGAGCTTTGCCGGGCTAATGACGTTGCCAGCCCAGAAGCTGTCATGGCACGCCCAGCGAAACAGCACGCACATGTCGCGATGTGTTCGTCCGTCACATTCACGCATCAGGCGTATATCGTTAGCCCATCCTGCCAGGTTAGGTTTTCTGGCTGATGGAGAAATGGTTTTTATCAGGTCAAACATCCACTCGGCAGCAGTTAGGTCTTCAGCAGTTCCCCACTTGTTGCCTCTCTGAATCGCTGCTTCGGGTTTTAGGACATGAGGTTTCTTTCTTGGCTTGTCAGAGGATTCGTCAGAATTCTCTGACGTAGATCTTTTAATATTGTCTTTTGTTAGTTTGTCTTTTGTGGTTAGCAACTTCTGCTTAGGTGCGTTAGCAACTTCCGCTAAGGTTTTCTTAGCAGGTTTAGCTAATGTTTTGCAGAATCCGTTATTTTTAGTTTGCCACTCGGAAATATGGATATTCATACCAACCCTGCGGCCTTCCTGAATCAGTACCTTCTTCCTGATCAGACTGTTTTTTGCTGTCGAGCAATGGGTATGATGCTTCTGAATCATCTCCTCTAACTGCTCGTTGCTGATCCAGTCCATTTTCTTGTTGTATCCATACGTTTTGCGCCATACGGCCATCAGGATGCACAGCTCAGTCTCCGGCAAACCAGAACACATCACGGCATCCAGAAGTTCATTTGCCAGGCGCGTATAGCCATCATCGAGATCTGCCACGCGCGGCTCCTTAGGTGCCACGTCAGGCACAGGAAAATTGATTACTTCGGCAGTGTTTGCCATAATTACTCCTGTGAATTGATCCAGTTAATTCCACCAGAAAGCCGTTGGTGACCCCTCACCGCGGCTTTCGCCTTTTTGGTTGCTGTCATTTTCAGTCCCACCCCAGCGCATCCGGCCTGGCTCGTTCAGCCTTTAGCCCGGCATCAGCGAGAATCTCTACGGCTGTGAGATAGTTTCTGGATACCAGTACCGCCTCCGGTGGCGCGGCCTGAATCCCAAGAAAAGCCAGCTCTTTCGCCATGTTGCAGAAATATCCCTCAGCTTTACGCCTGCTGACTGTCGACTCGCTGATGCCCATATGCTCGGCGTATGATTTCTGCCCTACTGATGCAAGCCGGTTGAGCAGAACACTCTCTATCTCAATCGGGTTGATTTCTGGTGGGTCTAACTTTCGTGCAATTGCGTTCTCCATGGGTAAATATCCTCTATGGTTATTTGGCTGATGCCTCTTGGCTTGGTAAGCCATCGGTTGGGTTTGGGTAGAGATCAGGACGCAGTTCGTGTGGGGTGACTTTCCAGTCAATAGCTCTTGCCACTCGAACTACAAGTTCGCCGGGAACTTTGTTTTTAAACCAGCCGTTAACGGTCTGAGCACGGCGACCAAGTCGGCGTCCCAACTCAGCCTGGCTACACACGGAAAGGATCTTGCGTTGAACAGTTACTTTCATTGGTCGGTCTCATTGAGTGAAGATACAACCAATTATTCAAATTTAATCGATACTGTCAAATTATTTCGATAGCCATACCTACAGAAAAAATCTGTATAATGAAACCATGTAATTGTGCGAGAACGAAAAATGAACTTTGGAGAGCGTTTACAAAGAGTGCTTAATGAGACTGGGATCACCCAATCTGAGTTAGGTCGTAGAGTCGGCGCTACCTCTCAATCAGTTAATGGTTGGTGTCAGTCCGGCATTCTTCCCCGAAAAGATATCTTAGAGTTGTTACCTAAGGCCACAGGTAAGCCGTTGTATTGGTTCTTCATGGAGGATGATGAGGAATCGGATGTGCCTGAACGTCTAACACAAGGTGGTCCAACAGATCTCAATGACCGACAAAAGCGGCTCTTAGAAATATTTGATCAGCTACCGACTGTTGAACAAGACCGTTTTATTGAGCTGGCAGGCACCAGACTTCAAGAACTAGACGATTTCATGGCTGAATACCAAAGACGCAGAAAAATCGAGCCTCCTTCTCGCTAAACCAGCTTTAAAACTACTAACCGCCTTAACTGGCGGTTTTTTTATGTCATTAATTCACCCACATCTCGCTTTCTTAATCTTCCCTGTAAAATTAATCATCAAATTTAATTGACATGTATCGATTGAATCGATAATACTTAACCTATCAAACGCAGCAACGAGTCATCAAGGCAGGACGCCCACGAAGTAGCCGCCCGGGGCATACGAAGACCGGGATGAGATGGCAAGGTTAACGCGCAGCAGGTGATAAACGTTCCGCTGGCCGGCGATAAGGCACGAGGATGAGAATGATTGATTTCGCACGTAAACCAGCTCGACAGCAGGCCGTCCCGCTCAACCGGATTGAGGTTTTAATCCGCCGCCTCTGCTACCTGCTGGCGCAGAAAGGAGATCCGGATGCTTAAACAATGCGGTTACTGCCGCAAATCCATTGATGAAGGCAAAGAAGTAAAAAACACACTTCTCTATCGCAACGGCTCGCAACTGGCGCGCAAAGAAAAGGAATATTGTTCCAGGCAGTGCGCTGAATACGACCAGATGGCGCACGAAAGTTAAATAGTAGTTCCGAAATATGAAATGAAAGATTCGCCATTAATTTGGCGTGGCTTCCTACACCCTGAATTTAAGACTGGAGAACTTATGGAAATCGTAAAAATCGAAATGAACCTGAAAGCAGTTAATAAGAGCATTGCTTTATTCAATTGCGAAAAGAAAGTCTCAGGCGTTATTCACTCAAATTCAACTGGCGAAACTACTGTGATTCTCGACGGTGGATATGTACTCGGAAAGTTCGACCGTCCTCATTGTGCTGTAGAAGCCATTTCGCTGCTCACAGTCAAGGTAAGTGATGGAGAACAAGCAGGGTTTGGTAATTACCGAAGTTACAAGCTTGATTACTCAGAAAAATTTTATCAGACCATCCATTAAGAAAACGCCCACCGAAGCGGGCGTGCCCTGTCCGGTCCAACCGACCAAAGCGAACCGGACCTAACAACCAGATATATCGGGGTGCTGTTAAGGCACCTCCATTCTACACGAATTGAGGACAAAACAATGAGTGGAACTAATCCTGTATTTTTAGTCCGCAAAGCAAAGAAATCATCAGGCCAGAAAGACGCTGTACTCTGGTGCAGTGATGATTTTGAAGCGGCAAATGCAACACTGGATTATCTTCTGATTAAATCCGGTGCGAAGCTGAAAGATTATTTCAAAGCTGTCGCTACTAATTTCCCTGTCGTTAACGAGCTGCCGCCGGAAGGCGAACTGAGCCTCACTTTCTGCGATTACTATCAACTCGCTAAAGACAATATGACCTGGACGCAAATCCCCGGCGTCACCCTGCCATCATCTGAAGCCGCCGCCGCGGCGCGCCAGCATATCGTCGACGGTGTTGATACCGAAACAGGCGAAGTGCTGGAAGACCACAACGAAAATTTTGGTAACGAAAGCAACAGCCCTTCCCCGGCAACAGCCCCAGCCCCCGAGCTGACTGTTGTCGCAACTATGCCCCTCCGTCACCGCGTTCTTGCTCAGCACATAGGTGAAGGTGAGTATCTTTATCACGTCGACGCCTCCCAGAAAAAAGAAATTCTGCGTCTCGAAATGGACACCGATAATTCATATGTCCAGAACCTGCTGCTTGCCGCCGAGAATGTTGAAGCGTTCAAGAAAGCCATTGAACATGACATTCACAAAATAGTGAATGCCGTTAAAAAAGTATTCCCTGTCGATGGAAAAACTCCTGAACTGGCGACTGTTATCCAGTTCCTTAAAACATGGTTCGAGACGGAGCATATCGATCGCGGTTTGCTCGTTAAGGAGTGGGCGAAAGGCAACCGTGTATCGGCTATTCAACGCACTGAAAGCGGCGCCAACGCTGGCGGTGGCAATAAGACTGACCGTAACCCTGATTACGAACACACTCTCGATACTCTGGACGTAGAGATTGCAATGGCCACTTTGCCTATGGACTTTAATATCTATGAGCTACCTGGCAGCGTTTACCGTCGCGCAAAAGAAATCGTAAAGAAAAAGGAAAGTCCGTTCAAAGAATGGTCCGCAGCACTTCGCGCAACGCCCGGTATCCTGGATTATTCCCGCGCCGCTATTTTCGCGCTGATCCGAAGCGCACACCCTGAGTTTTATCACTACCCCGGACGCCTTCAGGGGTATATCAACGCCAACTTAACGGAGACTGATCACGATAACCCCACCGAGGAAGCTCTCACGGCTGCCCGACACACTCCGGAAAAAGACGCGGTAGAAGAAGCCAACCGACAGCTTGCCGCCGCGCGCGGTGAATATGTGGAAGGCATCAGCGACCCGAACGACCCAAAATGGGTGAAGACCGGGACAAGCCAGCCGACCACCGAACCTGAACTGGTTAAAAATGTTGGCAACGGTATTTTCGACGTGTCCGCTTTAATGCAGAACTCATCAACTCATGGCACAGAAACGAATCCGGAGACCACCAGCAATGTGCAGGTTCAAAAAGCTGACAGTGATGAAAAACAGGCTGGTGATGCGGTGCAGGCAGGCGAAGGCGATCTGGGTACTGGTAAAGAAGCAGTTACCGTAGAGAACCAGAATCAGGCTGAGACGCACCAGAACAACGATTCTGTGAGCCAATCTGAACCTGAGGCGCAACAAAACGTACCGGAATCGCAACAAGAAGAGCCAGAAGCAGCCTGGCCGGAATACTTCGAGCCGGGCCGCTATGAAGGTGTACCAAACGAGGTTTACCACGCCGCCAACGGGATCAGCTCAACTCAGGTGAAAGATGCTCGCGTGTCGCTGATGTACTTTAACGCGCGTCATGTAGAGAAGACTATCGTCAAAGAGCGCTCTCCAGTGCTTGATATGGGCAACCTGGTACATGTTCTGGCTCTACAGCCGGAAAACCTCGAAGCGGAGTTCAGCGTAGAGCCGGAGATCCCTGAGGGTGCTTTCACCACCACCGCCACCCTGCGCGAGTTCATCGACGCGCACAACGCCAGCCTGCCAGCGCTGCTGAGTGCTGACGATATCAAAGCGCTGCTGGAAGAGTACAACGCCACCCTGCCGTCGCAGATGCCGCTTGGAGCTTCGGTAGATGAAACCTATGCATCGTATGAGCAGCTTCCCGAAGAATTCCAGCGCATTGAAAACGGCACCAAACATACAGCCACGGCGATGAAAGCCTGCATCAAAGAGTACAACGCCACCCTGCCCGCGCCGGTTAAAACCAGCGGCAGCCGTGACGCGCTGCTGGAGCAACTGGCAATAATCAACCCTGACCTGGTCGCTCAGGAAGCGCAAAAATCGTCGCCGTTGAAAGTCTCTGGCACGAAGGCCGATCTGATTCAGGCCGTGAAATCAGTCAACCCGGCAGCGGTATTCGCCGACGAATTGCTGGATGCGTGGCGGGAGAACACCGAAGGGAAAGTGCTGGTCACCAGCCAACAGCTCAGCACCGCGCTGAACATTCAGAAAGCCCTGCTGGAGCACCCGACCGCCGGCAAATTGCTGACTCACCCAAGCCGCGCTGTCGAGGTGAGCTATTTTGGGATTGATGAGGAAACCGGGTTGGAAGTTCGGGTACGCCCTGACCTTGAGATCGATATGGGCGGCCTGCGCATTGGCGCCGACCTGAAAACTATCAGCATGTGGAACATCAAGCAGGAAGGCCTGCGTGCGAAGTTGCACCGGGAAATCATCGACCGGGACTATCACCTGAGCGCGGCCATGTACTGCGAAACAGCGGCGCTGGACCAGTTTTTCTGGATTTTCGTCAACAAAGACGAGAACTACCACTGGGTCGCCATCATTGAGGCGTCTACCGAGTTGCTGGAACTTGGCATGCTGGAATACCGCAAAACAATGCGAGCGATAGCAAACGGCTTCGACACTGGTGAATGGCCAGCGCCTATCACAGAAGACTACACCGACGAACTGAACGATTTTGATGTGCGCCGCCTTGAAGCGTTGCGCGCACAGGCATAAGGGGAAAATCATGGAAAACACAAATATTGTTACCACTGAGCAGCAGGCACCAAACACCATTTCTGCCAGTAACGCAATTTTTAACGTTCAGGCACTGGGTCAGTTAACAGCTTTCGCTAACCTGATGGCAGACTCACAGGTGACGGTACCGGCACACCTTGCAGGGAAACCAGCCGACTGTATGGCTATCGTCATGCAGGCTATGCAATGGGGCATGAACCCTTACGCTGTGGCGCAGAAAACACACCTGGTTAACGGTGTTCTTGGTTACGAGGCACAACTGGTCAACGCAGTAATCGCAAGCTCCAGTGCCATTCATGGCCGTTTTCATTACCGCTATGGGGGTGACTGGGAGCGCTGCACCAGGACACAGGAAATCACACGCGATAAAAACGGTAAAAATGGGAAGTACACCGTCACTGAGCGCGTTCGTGGCTGGACGGATGAGGACGAGATCGGCCTGTTCGTTCAGGTTGGTGCCATTCTGCGAGGTGAATCTGAAATCACCTGGGGAGAACCTCTTTACCTCTCCGGCGTTGTTACCCGCAATTCTCCGCTATGGGTTTCAAACCCTAAACAGCAAATTGCCTATCTGGGCGTTAAATATTGGGCTCGCCTGTACTGCCCGGAAGTGATCCTCGGCGTGTACAGCCCTGATGAGGTTGAGCAACGAGAAGAACGCGAGATTAACCCTGCTCCAGTCCAGCGCATGAGCGTACAGGAAATCACCAGCGAGGTTAGCACCAGGACCAGCGCGCAGGAGTCGGCAGCTAACGTTGATGCTGTTGCCGACGATCTTCGCGAACGCATTGATACAGCAAGTTCCGTTGATCAGGCAAAAGCAATCCGTGCGGATATCGAATCACAGAAAGCGTTGCTGGGTACTGCGCTGTTCACCGAATTAAAAAACAAAGCAGTGAAGCGCTATTACCAGGTCGATGCACAGAACAAAGTCGAGGCAGTGATCAACTCAATTCCAAACCCTGGCGAACCGGAAGCCGCAGAGATGTTTGCTAAAGCTGAAAGTACGCTTGGCGCTGCTAAACGTCATCTTGGCGACGAACTGCACGATAAGTACCGCATCACCCTGGACGATATGAAACCGGAATACATCGGCTAATTGCATCGGGAGGGGTTACGCCCTCCCGCCTGAGGAGGTTTTATGCGCCTTATAAATCGCAGTAAGCAATCCCCATTGGGTCGTCGCGCATGTGATGTTGCACTGGCGGCGCATCATGAGAAGTTCGGCGATTACGGCAGACAAAAGCACGTTACCAATTACACCGTTGTAGTGGATGGCGTAAAGGTTCCTGTCGAAGTAGTTAACCGGGCCACCAGCTACGTAGCCACCGCAATGATCGGCGTCCGGAAACTTAGAAATCTGCCAGCACAGGCAAACTGAATATTAGCGATGGCCCGCTGCGGGGCCACTGGAGAAAACGATGAGCAAAAAAATTAGAGACTTTGAATTGATGAGCACCCGCGAAATTTGCTGCCAGCTCAGGATTTCTTCCAGGACGCTGGAGCGTTACCGTAAGCGACCAAGCGACAACAACCCATTCCCGGAGCCTGACTGTTCATATATGGGTGGCTCCAACAAATGGCTTAAAACCAAAGTCAATGAGTGGCAGGTCAGGGAAATGTCACGACCAACACGCCGTCCAATGTCGCATCTGAATCTGCCCCGTGACAACAAAGGTCGACTCATCCGGTCTGACGTGGCGTGA